GATACATTATTCGTACAGTAGAGATGAGTATTTGCCCCAAGGCTATGCACACGATACAATGCCCAGCATGAGTGCGTTACTAGAAGCAGGACACAAGAAAGCAAAACTTCGAGCTCATAGTGATTACTATCCCAACCAACGTGTGAATGACTATGCATTGTCTTTTTTGGATTATGCAGATATTATGTGCGAAAGCAAGTGTAAAAATTTGGCTAGTATAGAGCTTTATAAATACTATACAGGAGAACAGTATGACATACTTGAACAAGATGTACGGGCGTACAGCGCCGTCGCCTAACAAAAAATCAGAAAAAAATCCAAATAGGGTCGCTGGCGGCTTGAGAGGCCAAGGGGCTGATACTATCGCAATGCTAGGCGAAGATGGTATAGAAAGGATTTTGCCCACACAAAAATATGTACAGGCTTTAGAAGAACAGATTCGTAAACAACAAGCAGCAATTAATGTTCTTGAGCGTAAACTTGCTAGATTGTCAACTGCACAAGATCAACTTGCTATGCGAGTATCTACTTCTTAGCTTCCTTTTTAAAGTCTGCAATCATATTCACTTTTGTCTTACGTCTATCTAGTTCTACACCAAAAGTACGAGCTAATTCTTCTAACTCTTTTTTGGTTAAACCTTTTAGTACGGTATCTGCAGGAAATTTTTTAGGTGTTTTTCCTGTGTCTACAACACCAGCTTTAATTACAGGCTCTTTAGGAGCTTCTGGCTCTTCTACTCCAAATAATTTTGCTAAAAATTTAAACATTTTTTCCTCCATAATAGGTAATGATGTTTAGCCTTATTTATAAGTATGTATATAACTGACATTCGTTAGTGGCTTAAATACATTGTACTAACAAAACGGAGAACAATAATGAACCCAATTAATTGGATTAAATCTCGTATCGAAGAACGCACAACATGGGACGGAGCGGCACTTATTTTAATAGGTGTAATTGTTTTGATAGCAGGTCCTTTTGCAAAAATTGCAGCCTATGGTGCTATTGCATATGGCGCATGGACAATTTGGAAAAAAGAAGATTAAATAGTTGGTAAAACCTAATACAACTTTCAAATTATCAATTAGAGATGTAGAAATTATTGAGCATGCCCTAAGAGCAAAAGCTGGGCGGAGAGGTTTGGCTATTGCTCAAGGCGAAACTTCCCCTGAACTTAGAAAAGAAATGAACGAAATTCAAGAAGTGCTAGGTAGAATACATGAACAAAAAGTATTTTATGCAAGCTTCAAGGATGGTAAACCATATGTAAGTGGTTAAAGTTTGCCGATTGGCATTGTGGAACTTGCACTTAAATTCCATATTTGTTTCTTTTCAACACCTTTTTTCTGTGCAAATTTTTTAGAATCACAGTTACTACACACATGGAAATAATTATTGTTCAAACGCTTAGGATCCATACTTCCTCTAGGCCTAGTAAATTCAGTATCACAACTATCACATCTTAGCACAACGAAACTCTGTAATCTAGTGTAAGCATGATGTTTTCCTAGCTTGCTGAGGCGTGTATGCCGGGTTTCTTTTTTAAATTCTTTTAAGAACATAACTATATTTAACATTAAGATTATAAAAAATTTCAATAAATACTTATGAATTAGGAGCTCCAATGACTATCTGTACACTTACTGAAGCGGCAAAAGCCCAAGTTAACACTTTATGCGAAGAAAATAATTGTTTTGCGGTGAGTCTAAACCTTACTGGCGGCGGATGTGCAGGGTTTCAGTATGACTGGAATTCTGTTGAAAAAGAAGAAGATGTAGAGAAATTAGATATTGTAATTAATACAGGGTCAGGAAATTTTGTTATTGGAGCTCATAGTATAATGTTTTTAGCAGGTACAGAAGTAGATTATGTAAAATCTTTTGTAGGTCAAACATTCGAAATAAGGAATCCAAATACAAAGTCAGAATGTGGTTGCGGAGTTAGCATTAACTTTGATATGGATAAACTAGACAACTCGCTGGCTACAGCAGTATAACGGAGCATATAGATGGCAAAGCAAAATATTGATATTGGTGTAGAAGGTAACGACGGCACCGGCGATAGTATTAGAGAATCGTTTCGTAAGGTAAATGATAATTTTACAGAACTTTACGCAGTTTTTGGTATAGGTGGACAACTTTCATTTACAGACCTTAGTGATACTCCAAATACATATCAAGGTAATGAAAATAAAGTACCAGTCGTAAAAGGAGACGGAAGTGGTATCAACCTATTACAACTAGCTTCTAATAATGCACTAGATGGTACTATTGATACTATAGGTTTTGATTATAGCAAAACAGGAAAACTTATTATTAGACAATTAGTGTCTAAAGTTTCAAACGACCCGATACCTGTTTTAGGTGGACCTTTAGATGCTGCCACACAACCTATAGCAAATGTTGCAGTTACACAGGCCGCTATTGACACATTTAATGCTGTTCATAATACGCAATATTCTGTATCTGATTTAGTTATTAATAAAGCATATGCAGATAGTAATTATCAAACAAAAGATGTTCCAGGTGGTGGAATAAGATTAGCAGACGAACCTGCAAGTGCAAGCGGTTATACTCTAACCGTTGGAAGTCTAAATTTAGGAAACATTGTAATTAACAATCACGGCCTAGCTGGTTCTTATACAGGTGCTCCTTTTGTATGGACTTCTACTGGCACTGATCCTAGCAATGTTACCACCGGACAATCTTATTATTTAAGAGTCATTGATAACAACACATTAAGTTTACATTCAACATCTGCCGGCGCTATTGCGGGCACAGGAAGGATTTTACTTGCAGGCGGCACTGGAACATTTACTATTAAAGATGCGGCATATGATAGTTCCTTGCAAGGCAATTGGTTAGACAATGTTGCGTTACCAAGAAAGTCCGTTGTTCGACGTCAAGGCGATACAATGGCTGGTGCCTTAAATCTATTTGACCATCCAGGAGATCTTGCAGGTAAGGGTTTACCTAATGGACCAGATGATTTACAAGCAGTATCAAAATTATATGTAGACAATGTTGCGGCTACCAGTGACGTTAACATTTTTGTTACCATGAAAGGTGATGATACTCAACGTTACACACCCGATGGAAAAGAAGGCCGTGCAATAGGATATGCATATAGAACAATAAATGCCGCGGCTAGAAAAGCAGAAGAAATAATTGTATCTGCTCCACCAGAACCTGGACCTTATTTACAGACATTAACTTTTAATACTGGAGCAAGCAACTCCACAATTCATACAGCTGGAATTACTTCTCCTATAAGTGGACGTACAAATGCACGAACACTTATTTTAGAAAATAAAGATTTTATTGCTAAGGAAGTTACAGGTTATTTGAACACTACATATCCAGATTTTGTAGGTCAATATAATGAAGAAGATTTCGAAACAGACATAAAGAATATTTTAGAATCAGTTTCTTTAGATGCTTTACTAGGGAATAACGCAAACTATCTTTCAAGATATGCAGGTTTAACTTATTACGCTAGTGTAGAAGGTGCAAAATTAATAGGCACACAAAAGAGCGAAACAGTTGCAGGTATAACCTACGCAAAAACTATCGTTAAAAATAACATACTTACAAATACGGCGGTGTCTACAAATTACCAAACCAAAGAAACACAGTATATTAATAATAGTGTGACACCAGATGCATTAGCTGATGATGCTATTGATGCTAAATTTCAAGTTGTACTAGACATTATTAACAATGGTGCTTTAAATGCACCAGCTATTGTTGACGGCACAACAAACTACAAAATCAATGCAAATAACGGAAATTTTGGTTTCCTTGATCAAGCAAATCCTAACAATACAGATGTCATACCTGGAAAGGTTATTAGAGGTAAAATATCAGGTGCTATAGGTTTAATGGTAGATTACAAACACGAATCAGGAACAAGATCTGTTAGTGTAGCTACTACTGATGAAATTGAACTACAATTATTAAAACCAATTGAATTTATACCTGAAGAAGAATTAGAATATGGTAATGTTCAAAATGAAACCCAAGTTGTTGTAATAGTAGAATCAGGAATTTATGAAGAAGACTTGCCGATTAAAATACCTAACAATGTTTCTATTAGAGGCGACGAACAACGTAGAGTAATAGTAAGACCAAAAAATAGAATTTCACAGTCTAGGTATGCAGATACTTATTTTTATAGAGATGCTGAATTTGATGGCATGGTTTTAGGTGTTTCAGAAATAAACACGCTTAGGTTTGAAACCCAAATTAATTCTTCTAGAACACCAGGAACTTACACAGTAACAAGTTCTAATATGACTACTTCCAATCTTGGTTCAGGTGCTACAATAACAGTTGTAATTGACAGTAACGGTTCTGTAACTTCCGCAACTCCTACAGTAAAAGGCAAAAACTTTGTTAAAGAAGAAAATATTACTATTGAAGATTCACAGTTAGGGTCTGGGGGAGCGCCTAGTATTACACTTACTGTTGATACAATATTAAATGGTGACATATATAAAAATCCACTTACAGGTACATTTGATGGATATTTCGGATATCATTATTTGAATAAGCCCGGTAGCTTAAAAAACATTGGTGCAGGTTATACAAATGTTGGTAATTGGGAAACTTCTGCAAAAACATTTATAGATAACAAAGAATTTATTCAAGAACAAGTTGTAAATTATATTGAAACAACTTACACTCTATTACCGGCTGGTACAGATTATAGTAGAGCCAAATGGTTTGGCTGGATAGGACAAATAGTAGATGCCATTGTTAAAGATTTAAGATTAGGTGGTAATGAATTTGTACTGCAAGAGCAAGGAGATATCTATCTAGAAGGTTTAACAAATCCTGCATTGATAAGCACTTTACACGATGAATGGGTAGCAGGAGTAAGTCATATTTACACAATGGCTAACAAACTTTTACAAGGGCAAGCTCCTACTACATTGTATAATCAAGCAGGGGGTACCGACAGTGATAGAGTATATTCACAAGACTTAACAAACGGTGATTCTGCTCCTGCTAGTTGGGCAACAAATAAACTATATAAGTTACAAGATGTAATTAAATTTACTTCTGCAGGCGTAACAAGATATTATGTTCCTAAGGTCCAACATACTTCTGGAGTAACTTTTGATGCAACAGAAATTGCAAATTATTGGACTGAAATAGATACAATTGACACTACTGTACAAAACTTTATCAATACTGTAAACTTTGCTTTTAATGCGGCATTTAATCCTCCTAAGCATAACAGAGATTTAGATGTATTCTTACTTAATGATGCTACTATACTTCGCAATCTGACTGTACAAGGTCATGGTGGATTTATGGGTGTGCTTGATCCGGATGGACAAATACTTACAAAATCTCCCTACATTCAAACAGGATCTAGCTTTTCGCAATCACTTAATAAACAAGCATTTAGAGGAGGTTTGTACACAGATGCATTTGTAGGCAACTCAGCAATTCAAGTAACAGGCAGAGTTGATAACGATCCTTTCACTCTTAATATTAAAAGTTTAGGTTCGCAGTCAGAACCACAAGGACTATTTGTAAGGAGGCCTGAAACTCCTTGTGCATTCTATGTTGATGGTAGACGATTCCAAGTTAATGCAATTACAAATTATGATAAGTCATTAGGTACAGCTATTCTTGTACTAGACAGAAGCTCTAACGGAGGAGTAGGTTTCACTGGTACAACAAGCGAACTGATAACAGGATTTAATTTAACACAAGTCGGAACGTTTGAATTTTTAGTTTCTAAATGTGAAAGAGACACAGGTTATATATTAGATGCTGTACAATTCGATTTAGCACTAGGTACTAATTATAATGCAGTTACAAATGGTCTTGCATATCAAAGAAATGGTGTAAGTACATACTTACAAAGTAATCAAAAAGCACAGACTATTGCTGCTATTCAAGTTACTAAAGCTAAAACAGCCGCACTGACAGCAGTCGCAGCTGATGCAACAGCTTTGTCAAGGTCAAATGCGGCTTTCGATGAAATTATTGATATCATAGATAACGGTGCATTAGGTACAGAACAAGCCGCAGACACTATAACATTCAGTACTCCAGGTGTACTACCAACAGCAAATGCAGTTGAAGCAAGAACTAAACTACAAGAAAATAGAATATTCTTAGGTGCTGAAGCTGTAGCGTATATTAATCTTAATAATCCTTCAGCTGGATATGACGAAACTAAATGTGCAAGAGATGTAAGATTTCTAATAGATGCATTATCATATGATATTAACTATGGCGGAAATACAGCTTCCAGACAAGCAGCTCGTTCTTATATCGACGATGGTGTAGCAGTTTTAGCAGCATCAGAAATAACTCCAACTGTAAATGCTTTCAATCACATAAAAGGACTGTTATCAAATATTATACAAGGTGTTTCGATTACACCTTCAACAGGAAATACAGAAACACAAGTAACAGCTGGTGTTACAGCAACAGCAACAGAAGCTACACAATTAAGCTCTTTGTTTGATATCACGATTAATGTAATTCAAGCATCTAGTATGAATAGTGTGCCTGCTATAATAAAACCATCTATTACATGGGCAACAAATGCATTGCAGGCTGCACACGGAGCAATTGATACAAACAGAGCTTTAATAATTAGGCAAACTGTACAGAGTGTTGCATCACCAATAGACATTACACTGCAAACTGCTGGTAACAGAAGTATGCTAGGTAATGACTTTACACAAATTAACGATCTAGGTTATGGACTAGTAGCTGTCAACGGCGGTATATCAGAAATGGTATCTATGTTTACATACTATTGTCATGCTAGTTATTATTCAAAGAATGGTTCACAAATTAGATCACTAACTGGTTCAAGTTGCTATGGAGAATTTGGATTGGTTGCAGAAGGTTCTGATCCTAACGAAATTCCAGATGCTGTATCACTTGCAGAAGATATGGTAATGCCAGGTAAGATATTCCGTGCTTCGGTAATACTACAAACCACAGGGCCAGTAGTAGGTGTAGCAGGAGAAACTTTTACCCAAGCATCATCAGGTGCGGCAGGCACAGTTGTAATATCAACAGGGGCGAATGGATCTAGTCAAATTTACTTAGATTCAACTTCGGGAAGTTTTGACACAACAAATACTATCACAGGAAGCACAACAGGAGCACTTGGTGCAAATAGTGTGCCTCTTACAGTTGATGCTACAGGTTATACAAATGCAGCAACTACAGCGTATATGTATGTATATGACTTTAAAGATGTTCCGTCAAACAGATCGGAATTTGACATATATCATACTAATGCTTCTCCTAACCCGGTTCTAGGAAGATACGAAGTAAGTAATGTAGAATTAGCTACTCCACATTTAGCAGGTTACAATGGAGTAGGTTTTGGTGGTTCACCTCCAATTAGTGCTACACAAACAGTTGCAGTTGGTACAGCTACAGGTGCAAGATTCCAAGTACGCAAAACTAAAACCGATGGTTATAGTGTTATAATAACAACAGCTGGTACCGATTACAGACAAAATGATACTTTTGTAGTTACAGGTGATAAACTTGGAGGCGCAACTCCAGCAAATGATGCAACAATAACTGTTGACCAAGTTGATGCTGGTGACAGTACTCCAAGCACAGGAGCAATTACAGGCGCTTCAATTACTGGAACAGCTTTTACCACTACAGACGAAACACCAACTTATAGTGGTGCAGTTTATAAATTAAACTTTTCAACATCTTCAGCCCAGTATGCACAAAATGGAGTGATTGCACAACCAGCACACAATGATCTTATAAACTATAGACGTAACGAAACACATATTTTTAATGATTTAGCACAACCTGACTTGTTGACAATCAGACCAAGTACAGCGGTGTTGTTTAATGAAAATCCAGGAAACTTTTATAGATCTATTTCATTCCTTACAAGCAACAGCTTAGGTACAGCATTAGGAGCCAACAGTATTCAAGCAGGGTTTGATAGCTCTTTTGATTATATTAGACTTACAGTTGATAACACTAGAGCCGCGGAAACAGCATTAAGCGGAACAGGAACAACAAAAGGTGCTACAGCAGGGGACGTAAGGATTGCACTTCAAGCAGTGGCTGATGCTAACGAGAAATTTAGACTTAATAATAATGCTAGAACTCCTGAAGCATACAGACCAGTAGGTTGGTCAACTTCTACACTTACAGAGGCTCCAATTATTACTTGGAAAGGTAAAAAACATTATGTCTACAATTATAGAGGAGTAAATGGTTCTGGAAATGAACAAGTTTCTGCATCAGATGATGTATATGCTATTGTTGATTTAGCAGATGTTGGTGAAACTATTAATTCTACAAATGCTACTGGATTACATGGTACAGTTATACTTGCAGCAGGAACAACTAATACAATTAGGGCAGGATTACAAGCAGGCGCAACAGGAACTGTTACTGTAAATATTTCAACTTGTAGAGCAACAGGACATGATTTCTTAGATATAGGCACAGGCGGCTTCAATGCATCAAACTATCCAAACTTTATATTTGGACCGCCAGGTGAAAAGAATGCAGCTCAAGAAGTTGTAGAGAAAAACAAAGGTAGAGTATTCTTTGTAAGCACAGATCAAAACGGTATTTTCAAAGTTGGTAAATTCTTCCAAGTTGACCAAGGTACTGGTACAGTTACATTTAGTGCAAGTATTGCTCTAAGTGATGTTGACGGACTAGGGTTTAAACGTGGTGTTGTTATCACTGAATTTTCAACAGACACAGCTATGACAGACAATGCTTCTGACACAGTACCAACGGAAGGTGCTGTAAGAGGTTATGTTAATAGGCGTCTAGGATACGATGTAAGTGGTACATCTGTAAGTAATAAACTTGGTCCTGGTGTACTTGCACCAAACGGTGTTGTGCCTATGACAGGCGACTTGAATGCCGCAAGTAATACAATTACTAACTTAAAAGCTCCAGCACAAGATAGTGATGCAGCTACTAAATCATATGTTGACAATATAGCTGGTTCAACATCAGTTGAAGATTTAAGAAGTTCAGAATACAATGATTACGGTACAGGTGATTTATTTGTTGCTACAGGCGAGAAAAAATTAATTATAAGTGCAGGTTCTATAGTTAATGGTCCATTTGTGCAAGGTCAAACTATAAGTGGTAACAATAGTGGAGCCACAGGAACTATTGTTGATTTAAAAACTACAGTAGGCGTCGAAGGCAATGTCATTGAAATAACATATACGCCTGTTTCTGGAACATTTACTGATGGATTACCAGCAGGTGGTGGTGAAACACAGGACGTAGTAAGTGTTGTAGGTGGCGCACAAGGATCGCTTGTAAAAGGACCTATAGATGTTTGGGCAAATGGTGTTGTAACTTCAGGAAGTGATATATCCTTTACTCCTACTAGAAATAGAACAATAGTGGGCAATGTTGTTACAGATAGACATGTAGACTTAGATGTTCAAATCAAAGTAGGTACTATTGTAAATGCTGATGTGAATGGCGCGGCTAATATTTCACAAAGTAAACTTGCAATGAATGCCGCAAGCACAAGAGTAAATGCAACCAATATAGGACAAGCCGACTTAGGCCTAGTTGCATTTGATAGCGATGTATTTACAACAACTAATGGATGGGCTACAATAGCAGATGGTCAACTTGATCTAAAGAAAATAAAACGTGTTAGTGACGGTACAGTGCTAGGTAACTGGAGCGGAGATAGTAGTGACAATGATATAGATGAAATATCTTTTGCTACAGTCGTTTCGCAGGGTGGCGGCATAGGTGATGCTGATTTAACAACTACTGTTGGTGCTGCTTCTGATCCAGGTGAAGCTGTTATAAAAACAGGTACAGGAACATATGCAGTAAGTAATGTTACAAAAACAGGCGAAGTCAACAGTATTATTAAAAGTGATGCAAACGGAAGTATACAAGTTAACTCATTAATATTAGGTGGTGATCCTACTTACGAAATATTATCACTTGATACTACAACCGTTATAATGAAAACTCCAGCTCAAGGAGAAGTATTAAGGGCTACAGGTACTAATGGAGTTAGTTCTAATGGAGCACCTGATTTACTTGTACCAGGTAGTATTAATATTGACGGCACAGGAGTAGCAGAAAGTGTTCTTCAAGATGCTTCAAACTTTAATGGTGAAGCAGTCCTCGGTGTTGACTGGATTTATTCAAGCTTTATTGAAGCTCCAGGAGAAAAAGGAGCTGCAAGTACAGCCATTGCAATAGGTGCTAATACAGGTAAAACTACAGCAGGACAAGTAGGCATTGTTACAGCAGATAGTGGTACAAGTTCTAGTGTTGTGCCGTTTATTTTTAGTAGCACAGGTGCTGTTCCAGATTTAACAAATACGTATGACATAGGTAGTTCTACATTAAAATACAAAGATATATATGCTACAACATTTTACGGAACAGCAACAGAAGCTTACTACGCTGACTTGGCAGAAAACTACTTAGCAGATAATTTATATGAACCAGGCACGGTCTTAGTATTTGGAGGCGAAGCAGAACTAACCACAACAGAAACTAAAGGTGATAGAAAAGTTGCTGGCATTGTTTCAGAGAATCCAGCACACTTAATGAACAGTGCATTGACAGGTAATAATGTCACAGCATTAGCACTACAAGGTAGAGTTCCTTGTAAGGTGATTGGGCTTGTTATGAAAGGCGACTTGTTAGTTACAAGTGCAATCCCAGGATATGCTATTGTAGACAACAATCCAAAAGTTGGTACTGTAATTGGTAAAGCATTAGAAACTAAAACTGGCACTGAACGTGGTGTTATTGAAATTGTAGTAGGTAAACACTAATGAATAACGAACATCAAAATTATCTAAGTAAACAATATTTAAAACAACTTGTGCAAGAAGGCGCCCCGTTATCACAAGATCGAAAAAATGAGCAAAAAAGAGAAGTGATAGTAACTGCGGGCAAAATTAGAATACAAGTTGATAAAGGAAACCTAAACAATGGCTAGACAATCTATAAACATAGGTACAAGTGCAAATAAAGGAGACGGAGATCCTTTACGTACAGCCTTTACAAAAATTAACAGTAATTTTAGCGAACTATATGCAGGAAATTTTGTAGAACCTACTGCGTTAAACAGCAGTCTTATTGCAAACGCAGATGGTACACTTAGTTTAGGAAGTTCTACTAACCAATGGCAAAATTTGTATGTAAAAGATTTTATTTACTTGGATGGCAAACGTATAAGCATGAGTGCAGGCGGCGCTTTAATGGTAAACAATGGTATTGTTCAAGTTACTGATGTAGTAGGTAGTGTATTTGCTGACGATTCGAAAATGATGATGGACGCACTAACAGGCACACTGTTTGGTCCAATGATTGGTGATGTAACTGGTAGTTTATTTGCAGATGACTCAACTGTTATGGTTGATGCTGTTGGAAAACTGTTCATAGGAAATTTAGTTGGTGATGTTAC